TTGAACACCAGTACCAAAAGAAGTAATACCTGTACCACCATTACCAATACCTAAAGTACCTGCAAGAGTAACTGCGCCAGTAGTAGCAGTAGACGGGGTTAAACCTGTTGTACCAGCACTAAACGTACTTACAAAATTACCAGATAATGCCGAAGTTGGAATTGTAGTAGAGGCAGTCATTGCTGACGTGCCGTTACCATATACATATCCAGTTAGAGTTGTAGCTCCAGTACCGCCAGCAGCAACAGGCAGAGTACCCGCAGTTAAAGCGCTAGAAGACGTTGAATAGATTGCGTTATTAGCTGCAGTAAATGTAGTTAGTCCTGTACCGCCGTAGCCTGTACCGATTGTTGTGCCATTCCAAAGACCATTAGTTAAGGTTGCCCCACCAAAGTTTGCTGTTGAAGCGCTAAAGTCATAAGAAGATGGTACATAACTATATGCAACCCAAGTTCCTGCAGAAGTACCATTAGCTGTTAAAACTAAAATAGATGTACCACCAGTAACAGTTGTATCAAGTGTAGTTGATGCGCTATCTTTAATTGTTACAGAGCCAGTTGAGTTGTTAGCAATTGTGTATGCTAAGCCTTTATATAGGGTTGTGGCATTTGGTAATTGAATTGTTTGTGTAGTTGTACCAACTACTTGTATCCAACCCGAAGAAGAATTTGTAAGTACTGTTGTACCTGCAGCTGCTGTAACTGTAGTAAATCCGATGTATACGTTATTGGCATACAGAGTACCAAGACCGGGGTCTGGTTGACCCCCTAATGAAACACCACCCGAATTAAAAATAGTCATCGCATCGGTTGTATTACTATTAGTTACAAAATGTACGTTGTAAGCCCCATATGTACCAATAGTTAAATCTGTAGAAGCAGATGCTAAATAAGAAGCGCCAGCAATGTTAAATGAGCCAGTACCACTAAATGTAGAAGAGTTAATGCCTAGCTCTGCATAACCTGTAGTAGCTGTAGCTGCATCGTTTGAGACGTTAAAGTTAGAAGAAGCACCACTAGAGTTACTCTTGTTTTGCAGAATAACTTGGTTATATCCAGCAGTGGTAGACGCAAAAGAACCAACAATACCCGTGTCAGAATACCCAAGCGTAGATCCAATAGTTGCTACGTTGTTAGCATCATAGTAAATGGCTTTTTCTGCTGGGTAGTCGCACCATACGTTTGATGCGCCAGATAAAGTAATCGGTGAAGTATTACCGTTAGAATTAGATAGAACAGTAGTACGAGCAAGAGTAGGTCCAGTAGTTGAGTACGTGCCAATACCTACTTCCCACTGCGTTCCATTAAGAATTGTGTAGTAAGTAGTATTGCCGTTGCCAACAGCAGCAAAAGATTGATAACCGGCTACAGCTCCACCGAGGGTTATTGAACCCGTACCAGTAGTAGCCGTAGTCTCTTGTATACGGTCATAAACTGCCAGAGCCATTTAGGACTCCTTAGCTTGTTGCAGTTGTTGAATATGTAACGCTTACTGTATCGCCAGCAGTTGTAGTTTTAGCCGTACCAAATGCTCCAGCACTGTATAACACACCGCCAGTATTACTTTGAGTAGAGCTTGCGCCAGAACCTGTGCATAAGAAACAACCTGTTACGTTACCGCCCGCACCAGTAATAGTGTAAGTAATAGCAGTAGCTGTAGAGGTTGTCACGTTAGCTGGAGTAGAGCCTGTTGAAGTAGATGCAGCAAATACTGCCGTACCACGAACAGCAGAACCGCCAACTGTATAGTTAACAAATTCAGTCCAACCAGCATGGGAAGTCATGGTATCTGAGCCAGTACCAAATGTTGGGCTAGTTGTACCAATCAAACCTAAAAATGGGCCGTTAGTTGTATATGTACCAGAAGTACGCAACAATGTGTCAAGCATTAACTGCTTACCAACAGCGTTAACTAAGTTAGGAAACTCTTCAGTCCACTTTAAATTGCCTTGTGCATCACGGCACTCGACATGGTATACGCCTTCAATACCTACGGTTTCGTTTTGTGCAGCGCCAGCTTGCAGACTAATTTCCGCTTGGTCGCCACAACTTGCTAATTCTTTTTGCATAATATGCTCCTATGAAAATCTAATAACGGCGTCTGATGAGGTGTCGGCCGGAAAGGTTATTGTAAATGTATTTGCTGCGGTTTTATTTGATCCAAAATTTAATACGCATACTGATGCGTTTGTAGTGCTATTGTATATTAAAGCCCCGCCACAGGTAAAAGAAGCAGGATTCCAAGTTACATTAGCAAATGAAACATAGACAGTATTTGATGTGTTGTTTGCTGCAGGGGGTATAACTGTTAAGACTTTGCCACCGGGTGTATATCCAGTACCCGTAATCTCACCGTTTACAGTATAAGCAGTGGTGTAATTAGATAGGTTAGCTGTCGAGCTATATAAAGCAATTTTGTAAGTATAGGGCGTACCCACGGCAAAATTCTCTAAACCGGATAAACAGTTTTGTTTAAAAGTGGTAGTTAAACCTTGAGATAAAGCCATTAAGCGCCCGTCCTACTAAGATTTAATTTTGTTTGGCCGTCTCTGTAGAAATCACCACGTTCCAGACCATCGCCAAGGCGTTTAAGTTGAGCTAATGCTTCTTGATATTTAGCTTCGTAGTACCCAATTAAATCTTGTTCGCCTTTCATAAACAGCATAGCTTCACGCATAGCGCCATAGAAAAGTACTGGGTCATAGTTATCGCCAAGCCAGCTTGTGCCTGTTGAATTAGATACAGAAGCTACCGGCACTGAAAACCCACTACCAGTAGAACCCAAAGAAGAACAAGAAAGGATATTACCAGCAACGTAAAAATTGCCCCCAAACTTAAGAGTACAGGAAGTGACAACACCTCCAACAATAACAATATCGGCAGTTGCATTAGCACCGGAACCTCCAGTTAAAGCTACATTTTGGTATACACCATTGGTATATAGCGATCCAGCAGTAATAGTCCCTAATGTAGCAATTTGACCTTGCACAATGGTTGGTGGGTAGTAAAAATAATGCATTTCTACTGTGTAATTAGCGTCTGGGGTAGGGGCAACCATCAATGTCATTTCATTAACATTTGATAATTGAGAACCAAATAACGCATAGTAAGCTGGAACGCCGCCAGGAGTACCTTGGTACGTTGGGCTTGTATAAACTACTTTTGGGTATGCTTCACGTAAAAAGTTAACGTCTTTATTTAAAAGGTATTGGTAGTTGTTATTTGAATCAATTACTGCTAACGAATAATTAGCCAGCCAATCTAAAGGTAAAGAAATATATTGATTACCAGCGGTTAAAGTACCGGTAACATTTTTACGTAAGGATGGAAGATTTACAGAGTTATATATGCGGTCTTCTGCTTCCTGTACAAAAACAGGAATACTGGCAACAAATAGCTGCTCAGTATTTTCAGCGTAAGACTGAATGTTGTTATATAACGTTTCGTAATTCATTATTCAACTTTTGGTTCTTCTTTAGGGATTTGAGATTCAGCTTGCGCACGAACTTTCATTAACAATGCAAAAGCACCGGTCTTAGTAGGAAGTTCTCCTAAACCAGCCAAAATGCCTTCTATTTCGTTTAGAGTTACTTCAAGTTTAATTACTTGCTGTGCGTCCATTAGGCCATTGGTCCTCTTGTTTTAATACCTTTAGTAGCAGCGCCATATCCACGCATAGTAAGTTCACCATTTTTGTTTTCTTTGGTGTAGTTACGTTTGGCAGCACCGGCAACAGAGATATTTAATTCATCCATACCATTACCTGGTTTTTGAATAACATCTTCTTTAGCGCTAGTTGTATTTGGCTGTGGCTGTTTGTAAACGCCAATGTCATTGCCACCACCTGTAGGATAATTAAAACCAGTATAAAAGTCAGCTGATTTATTATCTACATTTTTACCCAAAGGGTATTTACCCGCTGGAGTTGGTTTAACTATTTTTGCAGTTGCCATGATTACTCCTGATTTTGGGCACGAGCCAAGTTACGACCTACTTTTTTCATAGCTTCTGAAGTTACTGTAGAAGCACCTTTTTTACCTTTACCGCCTTCGATACCGATTGTTGGACCGGAATCACCTAAGTTTTTACCTTTAGTTTTACCTTGTTTGGTAACGCCATCGGCTGCTGATCTGTATCCCATAATAAACTCCTAAGTTGTGGATATTGTTACTGTACCTGTTTGTCCTACTGCAATCAAGTAATTTGGCGTTAAAACCGTATCAAAACTACTTGCACCACCAACAGGGTTCCATCCCCATTGAAACTGTCTACTACCCATATCCGGCGTACCAAACCCAGATTGTGTAGTACCGCCATTTACGTTTGTTTGAATTCCATTATTACCAGACTGCAAATAGCTTACATCAGGTCTTGGTTCCCGTACAGCTTGTGGGTCATTAACAGGATATAGCCCCAATGATAACTGAGGTTGATCCGGATCCCAACAAGACGGGCAAACTTTAATCTGATAAAGCTTAGTCTTAATTATTTCCTTTTTTAATTCCTTAAGCATATACCGCTGCGCACATCTGTCGCATTCGGCAATCGCCCATTTACCTGAAGCATATTTTGATGGCATTTAATGGCTCAGTAAAACATTACTCTAGGTACAAATCTAATAGCTGCTTTTTCCCTATCTTCATCTGCGGCCAACTGATACTGCTGTTCATACTCGGCTTTAAGAGCAGCGATACGCATAGGGTCTACGCCTTGCAACTTCATGCTCAAATTATAAGCTAATCCAGCCACCGTAGCAGTGACCAAACGAAATGGAATGTCTTGAATATTTACGCCATTTCCAGCATCTTGCAGACGACGCAGACGATAGTACACAAACGTATACTGATTACCCGGAGAGTTAGGAGTAGGCCAGACGTTAATGCATGGCAAATTATTGACATATACGCCGTCTAAAGCGCTATGTGGTGCCGCTACTGTACCGTTCTGGGCACGCCAAGCGTTCAGAATCTGATTTCCAACAATGTTTTGATATCCAATAGTCTCTGTAACACCAGATGTAGTAATGTTAATAAACCCCTGAGTAGGTAGTTTAGAGGCGTCTGTAAGGGTTATAGTCGTGTCGGTAGCAGATATGGGATACCCAGTAGCCAAAGTGGTTGCGGCTATATCAGACGTGTTTCCTGACTGGCGGTTTACATAGACCTGAATAGGGCGACCATTAGCGTTCTTATTAGGGATTGTGATGTATGTAGACTCTGAAATGCGTGTGATATTAATATCAATCTGATTGTTGCCCTGACCGTTATTAGTACGAACCACGGTATCTAACAAGTCAATAGTATCTACAGGAATAGGATAAATAGCCTGCCCTGTATTCATCAAAATCTGACCCTGCTCTACAGTCCATAAGTTAAGGCCTCGATTAGCCCACTCAATAGTAAGCAGGTTGAGGCTTCGCCGCGCTGTGCGTAAGTCATATCCAGTACGTAATTCTTTCCCGCAACGCTCAAACGCCTCTTCTACAAGATCATTGAGGTTTAGATTAAATGCGCTTAATCCAGAAGTTGCTGGGGTTGTTGCCATTACTTAGCTTTCTTGGTAACTGGTTTCTTTACAGCTTTGCGTGTAGTAGCTTTTTTAAGTGTAGGTTTACGTTTTGGTTTTAAGGCTTTCTCAACTGGAAAAGGCCATGCTTCTACTTTAGGCGCTTTATTTTCAAACAAAGCTAACAACCGTTTTAACAAATCTACAATATATTCTTTAATCATTTGGTTCCCACACTATTCCAAGTCTTACGATTAATAGGTCAATAACAAAAAAGTTTTCGTCGCCTTCATCTACTATTTCAAATCCAAGCGACACTCCTTTAATAAAGTGTAACCAGATAGCCCAATTCACTTTTTTAGTCCCTTAAGGGTTTCCGCCAGCCTAGCCCGCTTACCGATCTTGCCCGGTTTTTTTGCAGCTGCAGCTAATTTGGCCGCCGGAATAGGTTTGCCTGCTTTAGCGCCTAATTCTTTGCGTAAGGCACCAGGTTTTTTAATTGCTTTTTGAATCCATTTTTCAGCCATTATTTTTTCCTTGCAGCTCTCATGTTATCTACTAAATTTGGATATGGCCTACCAGCTTTTTTAGCCATAGCTTTTGCAGCTGATTTTTTAGCTGGGGACATTTTCTTTGGTTTACCTAAGCCTTTTGGGCGTGGTTTGTCCCAAACTTCTCCGCCTTCTTTGTACTGAGTAAAGTCGGTATTATCCCGGCGTTTTTTAACCACCGGTTTACCCATTTTAGAAGGGGCAATATCACCCATACCACGACTAGGTATCATAGCATTTTGCCTTTAGTCTTGCCTTTAACACAGCAGCCATCAGCACGTTTAGAAGCGGAACCAACCTTGCCGCCTTTAGCGTACTTGTCGCCCATAGGGTTAGTGGTTTCGCCTGTATCAGGTTTAGTTTCTTTTGGCTTAACTGCATTAATAGGCGCCATAACCGCTTTTTTAACTAGAGCACGAGTCTCTTCGTTTTCTTTGCGGTCATCTTCGTACGTTTGGTCGTACCCGTTCTTAGCCATGATTAAGACTTGCCGCCCATGCACATCATTTTGCCTTTAGTCTTGCCTTTTTGGGCAATACCATCAGCACGTGCAGAAGCTGAACCGCCTTTAGCCATCTTGATAGGAGCTGCGCCGAATGTACCTTTACCGCCTTTAGCGCCGCCTTGAATTTTTTCAATTTTAGAGCCGCGCTCTTCCATGCCTTTTGTATGACCGCGCTTTTGTACAGCAGACTCACCGTGTGCCAATAATTTGTTTGAGCCTTTTTCTACGTCTTGAGACATATTACGTGGACCCATAGTTTCTTTCATAGCCATTCCGCCTTTAGCCATCTTTTTCATAGCCATACCACCTTTTCTAAGTTTAGACAAATCGGTACCCTTACCGCCCTTGTGTTCTTGTTTATCGTGCATTTTAAATGCTTTTTTGACGATGGCTTTATCTTGTTTGATATCAGCCTTCATATCTTCCTTCATGTCGCTTTTAGCCATACCGCCCTCTTTCTTTCCAATGTATCTGTTTAAATTAACGTTAGGTACTTCTTTTTGTTCCCCGTAAATACTACCTGCACGAGTTCCTTGCTTATTGATTTGGCCTTTACCGCCTTTAGTAACACCAACACCACCACCCAAACCAAATTTACGACCCTTGTCGGCTTTTAAAAACTCTTCACCAACAGATTGTTTAATACCAACTTTCTTAGCAAACGCAGGATTCTTAGCAATAGCTGCCATAAAATTATGCTGTTTTTTAGATGTGCTTGGCATTACTTTACAAATTTCTCAAACAAGGCAACAATTAAACCACCAAACAATACAGCTATTACGTTAAATACAGTGTGCATAGTTTTTTTAGACGCACGGTCTTCAGACAATAAACGTTGGATATCAGCCAAGCATTTCTTAACCTCTTCCATATCTTTAACTAGCTTGTCCATGTCGGCCTGTAAATGCTCAATATCGTTAGCGTGAGTTGCTAGTTCTCTAGCTGTTTCAATTGGGTTAATTGCTTCGTTCATTTTGTACCACATTTCCATCGTCTTAAGCTAGCCGCTTTACGAGTTGGCTTGCCGTTTTCATCTTTCATAGGGCCTGGCATGCCAGACATTCTTGCACAAAAGGATTTCTTACGTGGCCCGCCTTCAGGCTGCGGGGCTTTTAAATTCGAGCCAGTAGCCGCATTATACTTAGCACGACCTTTGGCGGTAAGCCCAGCGCCCTTAGATACAGGCAACTTTTCACCACGGCCAATCGCAAGGGAAGGACCTTTTTTCTTAGCCATATTGAACTGTTTGGTATGTAATATTTGAAACAGATACATAAATACCATTAGTTGCTAACATACCTTCACCTTGAAATATTACTTGGAAAGGTTGAACTGCAGTGCCAGTATTATAGCTAGTCATCCATCTATTAGTACTAGCATTTAAATTAGCGGTTGTATTTGAAACATAGCCACAAGCTGTACCGCCAGCAATTGTGCCGGAATTAATATCAGTAATAGTAAAAGTATTGACGCCTGTAACAGTAATAATGTAATTACCCGCAGTAGCAGAAACACCGCTAGCAGCTGCAAAAGTAATACCAACTTCTTGGCCCGATGTTAAGCCATGAGCTGTTTGAGTTACAGTAACAGTAGTACCAGAACGAGCATAAGTACCTGTAGTGACAGGAGCTATAGCAGTATCAAATATATC